AATATTCATTGCCTCCTTAATTATCTTCTTCTGATATGGTCTAAATTCTACACTCATGTTACAAAGTTTTTCGTAATACTCTATTGATTCATTTATATTTTTCCTAATAGATTTGTCACCAATACTATTATATTTTAGTACATCAACACAAGATGACTTTTTACCTAAGCCAACCTTCCTTTTCTTTGTCTGGTTCATAACCCTCTTTAATCCCCTCAGTGATTTGAGGTGTTGGCAATTATCTTCACCATACTTTGGTTTTATTAGCCCTACTTGCATATCCAAATCCGTTAACAAATGTTTAACTCACGCAATACCTTCATCCTTTGTGCTAACACCCAAGTTCCACCTTGTGATTCTGGTCTATTATAAAGTTCTATATCTTCTATTTGAACTTCCACCCAAACCCTACCTTTAGTTGAAAGATGTGGGGCAATTGGTTTTAAAGTACAATGCCACCCTTTTCTAATTGCAAATCCTTTTGTTGGGTGTTCCTCCGCTTCCAACCATTCACAAATCGGTATCCTACTTTTCTTATTTATGAATAATGGTGATAAACTACCATCTTTCATTTTCCTAATTAATTTATATGCAATCATAAAATACGTTATTAAAAATTATCCCAACACCATATTGGAGTCTTTTCACCAACATAGGCATCACTTGTATTGTAAGTGAAAAATTCCATCGCATCTAATTCTGTCATATCTTTTTGTAGAATTTCTAAGCATTTAGAAACAGAGTATATTAATCTCATTTCTTTTTCTTCAACACCAATTATAGCATCATCAAACCCATCTGCTATTAAAAAATTTTCTCCGAAATAACATTCTATTATTTCTTCAATTTTCACTCCTTTACTCATATTTGTTTTGGTTTATATTTAAATTAAAAAAAGTACATTTATCAATAGGAACTCTATACATTTCGTCATCACCTTTTCTATCATATTTATTTATTTTTAATACCTCCCTATACTCGTCCTTAAAAATAAGATTAGAGTGGCAATACACAACACAATCTGTTTCATAACATAATATCATATAATAGAATGGATTGATATTGTGTAATCTAATTTTTCTACCCAAAAAACTAACTGTATCAAACATATAATCTTCTTTATTAGTGAATGGGTAATTCCTTTTAACCTCAAATTCAAAATAAAATAATGAATCGTTTTTTTTAGTTTCAAGGTCGTGGTTATAATTTTCTTTATATTGAATTATTTCATGACCTTTCTTAATTAAGAAATTGGATATTTTTTTCTTTGCATACTCATCATTATTGTCGTATGATTTTTTACTAAACTTTCGTGCTTTATATTCCATGTATTTCTCTAATCTCTTTCACCTTTTGTTCATACCATATAGCCTTCTCTATGTCCCTTTCAATGGGTTGGTCTGGCTTTTTACCCAACCTCATTCGGTACTTGAATGCATTCATCTCACAGTAGGAGATATATCTATCAACCCCCCAGATATCTATCATCATCTCCCAAGTCTCCTTATGGTATGACTTATAATGTTCTGGGTTTATGTAATCGTAATCCTTCATATGTTTAAGTTACTTTGTGTTGTTTCTGGTTCGCTCTTAATTATTATATACTTACCACTACTATCTCTACCTTCCTCAACCTTTACACTTGATATGCACGAACCATAAGCGTACATCCACCTATTAAACTTAATTCGACTTATCGTTTCCCTTGATTTTGGACCGTAGTCTGGGTACTCCTCTATAAAGTTTTGATAACATATTGACAAATTTATCCTCACATCCCTCTTTATTAGCGTGTTGGCTTGGCATCCATTAACCAACCCACACCACTCAATAAAGTCGTGAGATGTTTCTGCTGATAGCCGTCTTATCTTTAGGTTCACAAACTTGCTCTCAATCAAACCAGTCTTTAAGTATCCTTGAAGACACCCTATCATATAATTATCAAATGCACACCAATCGTCATCATCCCACTCACCAAATAACAACTTACCAAAATCATCAAGTGGTGTTCTAGTCTTATTGTAGTATTGATGAAGCTCCAACTCCCACTTACGTCTAGCAAATGAGTTACCGCTACCCCTTATGGCGTAGTTTGTTGTGATTCCAATCTTGGGGGACTTACTGAATGGTATCTTGATGGCATCCTTGTTCTTCTTCTCAAGTGTCAATCCCTCTGTGACTACAGAGAATAACCTCTCGAAGTCAAAATTCTTTTTTACATCATCAAACACAAGTATCTGTGTGTCTGCTGAAACTAATTGGTAGGCAAACGAGCGTTCAAATGTAAATGACTTACCATCTATGGTTACGACCTTCTTCATGTGACTAAGTGCATTCATAAATATACCTTTACCCGTTCCACCTTCTGGGCTATCGCTTATCACCTCGTCATTCAGTATAACCGCTGGACAATACGATAGGTTTTTATGTGCGTGCATCAAGAATCCTATTGTTGACTCCATGGACGATATCCTATCCCATTCATTATTACATATGTTATGAATGAATTTTTTGTAATCGGTATCTGATTCGCACATAACAAATTTTCTGTCGATTACATGGTCTTTCCAAACATACCCACCCAAGTCTATGTAATCAATCGTTGTGACTTCAGCCTCGGTTACCTTTACCGCACAGTTCTTATAGTATATATAGGATGTGTCCTTGTTGTCCTCAATAAAATAGATATCTATCGTTGACAACAATGTCAAGAACTCCTCCTTGAAGAATCGGGTCTGGTCTGCAAAGTAATTATACACTGACACATCATCAATGTCAAGTAGATAGTTTAGGACGAAGTCCTTAATTTGCTTCTCATCCGTGTGGTCAATCAAGTTGTTTGTAACACGTACAAATATGTAGTTCTTACTACCCTCTGGACAATACTTGTAGAACCCATTCTCTTGCAAGAAGTGCTTAAATAGTATGTGTACTATCTTGATGACACCCTTCTCATTCTTCTGCCAAAACTGAGCTTCCTTTGACTCCTCATCAATCTTAGATATAACCGAGTCTATTATACTGCTATCAATACTTGATTGTTCTAATTGGCTCCGAACCTCCTTCTTTGAGACACCTCTCTTTAACTTGACACGTATGTTGTTTACCCTCTCCTCATCTTCGTAGTATTTGGTTCCAAAGTTTTGAGTGTTTGAGTATGCCGAGTCAATTGTTCTTACTATCTCATCCTCACCAAAACCGCTTGCCGTGTACTGATTTAGAATAAATGAAGCCAATGATTTGTTTACACCAAAGTCATTGAATGCACTCGAAAGAATGAAGCAGTTTTGATTACGCTGTCCCTCTACCATGGGGTACTTTTTTGTCCACCACTTAACCAATATGTCTACAATTTTATTCTCATCTGTTATTGGTATCGTTGGTGCATCACGATATTGGTGCTTCTCTTGGTAGTCTGGCTCATCTACCTTGTCCCATACTGATGAGTTCTTGTTTATGTATATCAGTGGGTCGTATGACTCATAGCACACCCTAGATATATTTTTTGATGTTCTATCAAATCTGTCGTTGTTGTAATGCTTCTCTAGTGCATTGAAATAATTAACGTGGTTGTCTATATCCTTTGGTATCTTAACCAAAGCTTTTAGACCTTTGCCACTAGGAGATAAAAATACAGAGTATGTGTATGCTGACTTACTTATCTTTTCCTTATCTGATAGTAACTCCTTGCTCTTGTCGTATCCATCAAAGTCTAAACATATCAAACCACTATGCTCTTGAATGGCTGAGTCTAATCTTTTATTAAACCTACCAGAGAAGCATATTGCGGGTAGCATCTTCTTTAATTCATTTCGCTCAGGCTTTCTCTGTTCCTTTCGTATCTTTTTAACCAACTCCTTCGATGAGCCATCCTTGATTCTATCAAGTATATGTTTAACATCTCTATGAAATGGTGTTTTTGTTTCTCTTATATTCTTAAATATTGTTATCATTCGTGTTGAGTTTGTTGTAGTTGTGTTGAGTCTGTGTTAAGTTTATGTTGAGTTTCTCATTGGTAATCAGTTAGTTGTATGGAATGTTAACTTTCAAGTCTCGTATATAAGAATAAAAAATATATAGAGTATAAAATATATATTATATATATATGGTAAAAGTTGACATCTCGTAATGTTTATTGTTAAAAAAGGGGGAGTATCCTCCCCCCTTAACTGTACAAATAACAACAACCAATTAGAATGGTAACTCTTCTGCGGGCTTAGTAGCAGTAGTCTTCACATCCTTAGTACCTTGCGGTTTTGGTTCGAATGTATCCAACTCTACATAATAAGACCCTGACTTTGCTTGCATGATGTTAAGGTTCACCCACCCATTCTTGTGGTTGTCTCTCATGAATTGAACCGCCTCGTCACACTTCAGACTCATTCGTCCGATTACAAACTCTGGTGCATTTTCGTTTCGCTTAAACATAAATCCGTCAGCGAATACTTTTTCCTTTTTTTCCATAATATTTTTTAATTAAAATTTGTTTGCTCCATAAAATTAAGCGTTGAGAATAGAATATTATTCTTCTTCTCTCGGCTACTAACTGCGTTTGGAAGCATAACGACAGTAGTGTCTTTATCTAATAGTGTCTTTGAGGACACAAATATATCTCTAAACTTCATCAGAAAAATAAAACTGACCTATATCTTCCGTTGGATTATCTCCAAAGAATTTGTTGTATATGGATACAGCCCTCTTCACTTTGTTCTCACCTCTCTCAAGAGACTCATCGCTCACGGTATATTTACCCATCATTAATGTATTCTTATCAATAACCAAGAAAACCATAGGTCTATTAAATAACGTGCTATATATATATGCTTGACTATCGTAGTTGTACTTTCTGAAGTTCCACCTGAAGTCGTTTATGTTTGACGTTGTCTTTAAATCATATATGGCATCGGGGGCTAATATGTCTGACTTACCCTTCCAATCCCTTCCAAACAATTTGCCAACTGCGGGCTGCTCGTACACATTATCCGAACCATTTATCAGTTCAAAGAACTCCATGTTTACATTCATTGCATCAACCCACCGTTCCACCTCAACAACCTCCTTCTTGAGTAGGACAATGTCTTTCTGAACATCGTGTAGATGCTCTTTATATATCTTGGTATTCCTAGATGCAACATCAATATAGTTGACACCCTTAGCTTTTTCTGGCTCTAAAAATAATTGATGGAAATACCTTCCCATGGCAAATACATTTGAATCCTTTCTAGACCTTCCGTAATCTTTTGGATTACTAAGTAAGGTTCCAATGTCGGAGTTGGATAAATACTTACGTCCAATACCACTATAGTACTCCTCGTCATCCCTTAGTCTGAATATTATATTATCACTCACTTTTCATCTCCCTTCTTTTCATTTCTTTTTCAATTAATTTTAGTAATCTAAAGTTATACCAATTTAGTTTTGAGCGCATTATCACCAAGGTATAATTCTCAAGTGAGCGCAGTAACGACTTGTTCGTCAGTAATATCCTCATTCTTCTCAGATTTAAATTCATACTAATTTCTCAATTGACTTCTTAATGGTAGGGGAGATGTTATACTTTTGACCTAGTGTGTCAATAATTTTTTCCATTCCCAATGCTTTGTTTGCGACAATCCACTTAGTGACCCTAACCCAATTATCTGTCTTCAGTTCTAATACAACTTTAGATTTTTCTTCAGACTTTTTCTTATGCTCAGGCTCTTCGGGTATGTCTTCCCCTGCGTAGATGTAGTGCCCCAATCCATGCATTGCTAGGTTCTTGGTTAAACATCTCATCAGTGTCTTATTAATATCAAACATAGTTGCAGCCTCACACGTTTTATCGCCATAACGAGTTGTGTAATCGTAAGACTTAGACTTCATGGACTTATTTGCCCCATCCATCACTGGTAGCCACATGGATAACGACTCACCTTCTATAGTTACTGATGTCTGAACCATGTACCCTAGATTCTCATCGTATATATAGGGCAACCCATTACTATCCTCTATGATTTGATAGGTTGCATTGGGGTATGCCTTCTTAACTTCCCCCCACGCCCATGCCCATGATAGGTATGTTAAGTTTTTCTTTTTCTCAACCTTGTCATTTAAGTTAATGGTTGATAGTGTTTTGAATACTGATTGTTTTGTGCTCATTTCTTTTAAATTATATTGTTAATTGTTATTTAATTTACCTCTGTACCCTCGTCCTCGATGTCTATCCAATTTCTATATTTTATTCCACCTTTTTTTTCCCAATCATTCTGTTTTGACTTTATCTTGGTGTACATACTCATAATTTTTTCTCGTGAGGTCTTTAGGGATTTGATGCGTTTCGGGTTCATCTTTGTGTTTACTTCTATTTTTATTTGTTTCTCTATAGTGTTTAGCTTTGAACGATAATTAGACAAAGTTAATTCATAAACCCCAGCCCTCCAACCTTTTTCTAAAAAAAAATAAAAATGTTCTGTACTTATCTTCTCGTACCAATCACCAAACCCAGTGTTCAGTATCTCGATTGAGTTGTCAGCCTTCCAATTTACAATCTTCACATCATATAATTGCTTGCTCAATGACCTATCATCCTTTGAGAACAATGCGTAGTCATCATTCATGGCTTGCTTAAATATATCTTCGAGTGTCATCATAGTTCAGATATATCCTTAACTAGTTTGAAATAATCACGGTCATGCCTAACCTTTTCATCTGCTTGTTCGATTCCATATATAATACTTGAGTGTCCAATGGTGTAACCAAAGTCCATCATGTATCTCTGTATTTCCACCTTAGACATGGGTCTGTGGAAGGATAGGTAGTATAACATATGTCTAGCCTCCACCACTTGCCTCTGTTTGGTTTTCATAAAAATGTCATTTGCATCTATTTGAAATGCCCTTGACACCATGAGTGCGTACTTACTAAATACTTCTTTTTTCATTATTTTTTTTGTTATATATCATAAATGTCTTCGTCAATGTAATTAAATGAATTAGCTATCTCACTAAAGATTAGCCACGCTATCATCATAATCATAGACAACGTGACTACCCAAATTACAATATTAAATACTCTCTTTTTACTCAATGTTTAATTTTAGTTCAAATATAGTTTAATAATAGACGTAAAACAATGTTTTATTTATTTTTTTTTCAGACTAAATGGAACCTCGATGCTCTTTAATAGTCTTATATACAATGGACTCGTTGCGTACCCTTGGTTTTTTAAGAACTTATAATAATCCTTATTTGTAAAATTCACCTTTTGAAACTCTTTGTAGTGCATCACACAATGCTTCCATGAGGGGAATACTAAGTGGTCTAGGTATTTCACACCTCGAATATGGTAGGTGTTTTCATATCTGCTGCTAGGCTCAACTTTAAACCCTCCTAGAT